GTTGATCGCGACCGCGACGCCCCCAAGGACAGCCGGAGCAGCACCCGCGGCGAGCGACATGAGCCCGAGGGCAGCGTTGAAGACCCAGAAAAGGCCGACCACGCCGTTCATGGCGAAGCGGACAGCCAGCATCGCCGTACTCGTGAGAAAGAGCCCTGCGGTTACCCAACCGATGATCTGCACCAACTCCTGGTTCTGTTCGACCCAGACCGTGACGGCGTCGATGATCGGCATGATCTTGTCGATCATGGTCACGAGCACGGGCACGAGAGCGGTACCGAGCGTGATGCTGAGGGTCTCCACCTGTCCGGAAAGCTGCTCCAGCGCCCCGGCGGTTCCCTCGTTTATCGCCTTGGCGACGCGTGCGGCCGATCCGGTCTCGCGGAGGCTTTCGGCGTAACGCCGCAACTCTTCGCTACCAGCCTCTCCGAGAAGCACTGTGGCGGCGGCCGACGCCTCCATCCCGAAGATGACCGAGATGAGCTCGCCTCGGGCGGCAGACCCCATGTCCCTCATCGCCGCGTCCATCTCCGCCAGGATCGTCGGCATGTCGCGGAGGTTGCCGTCCTTGTCCGCGACTGCGATCCCGAGCCGGTCGAGCGCGCGCGCCGCCTCGTTCGACGGCGCCACAAGCCGCGACAGCATCGCGCGCAGCGCCGTGCCCGATTTCTCGCCCTGGATGCCTGCATCGCCAAGCTTGCCGGCCATGGCCGCGACGGTCTCGATCGACACCCCCGCAGCGGCGGCCTGCGGGGCGACATACTCCATGGTCAGCCCGAGGTCGGCGAGGCTGGTGTTCGATGTCGTGAAGGTGTTCGTGAGCACATCGCCGACGCGGCCCATCTCGGCGGCTTCGAGGTTGAAGCCGGAAAGCATGTTCGAGGCGATCTGTGCCGTGGTGCCGATATCGGTGGCGCCGGCGCTGGCGAGATCGAGTACGCCGGGCATGGCGGCGAGCGTCTCGTTCACGCCGAAGCCGGCCATCGCGAGGTACTGCATGCCCTCGGCCGCCTGACTGGCCGACCACGAGGTATCGCGGCCGAGCTGAAGTGCGCTCTCGGTCAGTCTACCGAGATCGGCGTCGGAGGCACGGGAAACGGCGCCGACGCGCGCCATCTGCCGTTCGAACTGCACGGCCGGCCGGAGGAGCCGGTAGAAGCCGTATCCGGTCGCGGCAAGCCCCGCCGCTTCACCGATGAGCGCGCGGCGGCGGTCGGCGTTGGCTGCCAGCTGCTCGCGCGAGAGGTCGATCTGTTCCCGGCCGACCTCGCGCAGTCGCCCGCCCATGCGCTCGACCTCCCTGAGCGCCGTGCGCGCGGGCGCTGTCGCCTTGTCCACGAGCCGCAGGATCAGGGAGATGTTGAGATCAGCCATCGTCTTGCCCATTCTCCGCCCGCGCCCGGGCCTTTGCCCACCACCTGGCCAGATCGTCGAGGCTCAGCCCGTAGATCTCGGCAAGCCCCCAGCCGAACACGATGGCGATATCCGCCACAGCGTCATCGACATCTTCCGGCAGCCCTAGGTCAGCCGGAGCTCCGCTTCCGCCTGTGCCCGCTGCCGGGCCGTCATGAAAAAATCGACCACCCGGCCGCTCAGGCCGAGAAGATCGGCCGGATCGAGGCCGGCAACCTCGTCGGGCAGGAGTGCGGGACTGGTGATGCGGGGCAGGAGCACGAGGAGCGTGTTGACGTCCATCTGCAAGACCTTTGTCAGCATCAGTCCCCGAAGATCGCCGGTGCCGGGTTTGCGCAACGTGACGGAGGAGATGTCTCCCTCCTTGCGTATGATCGGCTCGCTGAGGATGTAGGCGGTATCGGTCATGTCGGTCTCCTCAGATGCCCATGGCGCGACGGATTTCCTTCAGCTGGTCGACGCCGCCGATGACCCGCTTGGCGTTCACGAGGTCGATCTCCATGATCTCCTCTCCGTTGATTTCAAGCCGGTAGTAGCGGACGTCCATCGTCAGCTTCAGGGACGATGCGGCATTCTGGCCGGGCTTCAGGTCGCCCGTCTCCGGCGCGGTGATCAGGCCGCCGACGGTCACGATGATGGTGTCGGCGTTCGGCGTATCCTCGCCGAGCTGGGCTGGGCGCAGCACGAAGCGCTCCTGCCGGCCGAGCTTCTTGAAGAGGACCGGATCCCATTCGGCGAAGGTGATCTCCGCCGACATGCCCTCCATGCCCATGTCGATGCCGACGGGCGCGTCCATGCCGGCGCCGCGGTGGGCCTCGGTCTGGATTTTCGGCTGCGGGAGCTTGGCCTCGGTGGCGATGCCGAAGTAACTGCGGCCGTCGACGAAGGCGTTGAAGTTGCGGATCGTGCGGGGAAGCGACATGGGCTGATCTCCTTAGCTGACGGCCACGATCTCGCCGACGAGTTCCTCGTAGTACTCGCCGTTGCGATGGGCCCGGAAGGTGAGGTGTTCGAGCGGCGCGGGCGGCTCGATGTCGAAGTCGAGGTAGAGTTCGCCGTTGGCGAGCGTCGCTTGCGTGTTCAGCTCCGGATCGAGCCAGACCCGCCCGCCGAGAAGGGCGCCGCGCGCCACGAGCGTGTTCAGATAGGCCTGCACGCTGTCGCGGATATCGAGGATGAGCTGCTGCGAGAACGGGCGGTCCATCGCCCAGAGATGCGCGGCTTCGATGCTCTCGTATATCATGTCGGCGGTACGGCGCACCGGCAGGAAGGTCCAGAGCGGATCGGTTGCGAGCGTACGGTTGCCCCAGAGGCGGAAGCCGTTCTGCTGCACGACGGTGGCGACGCGCGCCTCGTTCAGGCGGTTCGCCTCGGTTTCGGCCGAGGACAGCATGAAGCTGACGGGCCGGGCCGTGCCGCTGATGCCCTGCACGATCGCGTTCGAGGGCGAGAACCAGAAGCCGAACTCCTGGTCGCGCTTCGAGATCATGCCGGCGACATAAGCCGAGGCGGGCCGCGTCACGAAGGCCGCCGAGACCGTATCGAAGACCCGCACCGCGGGATCGACGATGTAGAGGCGGTCCGACCCGTGCTTGCCTGCGTCGGCGATCGCATCGGCTTCCGTCGTGTTGGGCCCGTCGGCGATAGCGACGCCGCGCAGCCGGGACGCGATCGAGACGAGGTTGACGGTCACCGGGCCGGCCGGATCGGCGGCAAGGGTCGACGTGAAACCGGGCGCGCAGAGAATGCGCGGCGTCTGCCCGGTGATGCTGGCCGCCGTCAGGAGCGCCCAGACGCCGGTCTGCAGCGTCTCGTCGCCAGCCACCGCCGCCAGAGTGGCGGCCGCGTCGGCCCCCTCGGCTACCCGGATCACCACGGCGACGTTCACGCCCTGGGCGTAGACCGCCTCGTAGGCATCCTTGAGAGTGCCGGTGGCGCCCAGGAGCGCGGCCTGACGTGGCCCGGTAACGAGCACCGGGGTGTCGGCCGGGAAGACCTGGACGTCGGCCAGGGGCGCGGTGCCGACGATGCCGATGATCGAAGACTTGACGGTGAGGATCGGGCGGATGCCGTCGTTGATCTGGACGACCTCGGTCCCGTGAAGAAACTGTGCAGGCATGGTCGGCTCCTTTCAGGCGGGCCAGTAGCGATTGTCGGTGAAGTCGGCGGGGATAGGTGTCATGCCCTTGAGGGCGCGGGACGCCCTCACGAAGTCGCCCTCGCGGATCGCCATCGCCTGCGCGAAGGAGAACATCGCCTGGGCATCGAGCGGAACCGCAGTGTTGTCGGCGCTGAACCAGACGAAGTCCTCGCCGCCGCCGTGCCAGCGGTAGTCTCCGGGCTGCGCGCCGGCCACGAGGGCGGCAGCCGCGAGCGAGCCGGCTCCGGCGATGCGGATCAGCGACAGCTGGTCGGTCTGGAAGGTGTGGGCCCCGAACGCGGCGGTGCCGCGCAGGCGGCGATCGCACTCGCGGTCCACGTCGGCCCCGGTCACCGTCATGTCCGCCTGATGGGGCGCGATCGCGACCTGGTCGCCGAGAATGCGGGCGTGGATCTGGCGGCCGTGGGCCTCGGGGTCGGCGGGCGAGGCCACAAACGGGATCCATCCGAACCGCGGGTGCTCGATCTCGCATTCGATCGCGTCTCCGGCGGTCGCACGTGGGTTGCGGTAGTTCACGGCTGAAAGCATCACGAAATCCTCAGGAAAAGGCCGGACGAATAGTGTCCGGCGCTGCCGGCCACGGCACACATGGCCCGCCAGGTGCCGGGGAGTGTCGCGCCGGAGAGGCCGTTGGTGTTGTCGTTGTCCGGGCTATTCTGCACGATCCCGAACACCTTCAGCGCGCTCCCCGCCAGCACCTGACCTGCGGTGATGGGCCCCGTCGCGGTTCGCATGGCCAGCACGTAGGCGCCGACGCTGGCGTATCCGGCTGTCGCGATCACGCCGGGGGCAAGCGCGGCCAAGGCCTCGCTGACCCGGATGGGCGTCATCGCGGTGGTATTGTCGGTGCCGGCTTGGGCCTGCGCCGTGCTGGCCACCGGCACTGTCACCGTGCGGTTGGCGGTCAGGTCGCCGCCGCCCGTGGCGAGACCGGCCGTCGAGATGGTCCGCGACGCGAGCGCGCGGGTGTTCGCGTTGTCCTGGACCGTCTTGAGGATTGCCGCCGTCGGCGCCTCGGCCTGCGATGTCGACGACGTGCTGTGCACGAGGCGGACGATGCCGGCATCTGTCGTCGATGCGACCGGCAGGAGCGCAACCAGGCGCGCTGCGAGGTACTGGGCCACGCGCAGCGGCGTCATTGCGGTGGTGTTGTCCGTTCCTGCCTCCGCGACGGCCTGCGAAGCCACGGGCACGGTGATCGTCCGGTTCGCGGACAGATCGCCACCGCCGGTCGCCAAGCCGCCGCCGGTGACCGTGGTAGCCTTCAGCGCCCGGCTGCTGGCGTTGTCGTTCGCCGTCTTGACCGCATTCGCCGTCGCCGCCTCGTTGACTGCGGTCGAGGTCACCGTGTCGTTCAGCCTGACGATGCCGGCGACGGCTGTCGATGCCGCCCCGATCATCGCCTGGACTGCAGCCAGTTGATCCTTCAGCCAGCGGGTGCGGTTGCCGAGTTGCCAGGCTGCGATGTTGGACGCGCCCGCCTTGGTGGCAATGTTCGGGGGGCCGCCGACGACGGGATCCGTAGTTTCCAGCTGATAGATGCCGGCTTCCCAGGTGGAGGTTTCGGGCAGATCGGTCATCAGGCAACTCCGTGGCTGTAGACGCCGTCGTAGACGATCGAGGCGTCGTAGAGGTTCTGGGCTTGCGGATAGGTCATCGCCTTCAGGTGGCAGCGGGCCGGCGCCACCCTGCCAAGCAGCTTGCGCACTGCCGCCGCCTGGGCGATCGAGATCGGCCGGTCGATCTCGATCCTGTACTCGGCCCAGTGATCGGAGGGAGCGTGGGTTCGGGACCCGTCGGCCAGGAAGGCACCGTCATGGCGGCTCGCCGTCCAGCGCTCGAAGAGGCGGCCATCGGCGATGCCCGCGGCTTCAATTCCTTTGAGGATCGCCGCAACTGTGCCCTTGCGCCGATGAATACCGATCGAGGCCGCAATGGCGGCGCGTTTCTCGGCCTCGGTCCATTCGGCATTCCAACCATCGACCGACAGCGCCCAGGCGAGCCAGGGCAGCATGTCCACCGGGCAGGCGGCAGGGTTCCAGAGATCGCCGACCGGAACGGGCACCGCACCCACCCGCGCCGTCGCCGCCTCGATTGCGACCTCGGCCGGGGTCGAGGTCGGTGGCAGGATGGTGAGGACCGCGTTCATGCCAGCACCACGGCGAGGCTCGCGCAGAATGCCGCCTCGGTTGCTGCCACGGCGACCTCTGCCGCGGGCGCCGTCAGGGTCACGCGGGAAACACCCGGCTGATGAAGGGCGGCGTAAAGGCCGGACAGCGTGATGTCTCGGCCGAGTGCATGGGCGCCGTCCACATAGCCCGTGACGGCCGCCAGCGAGGCTGCGAGGACTAGGGCCGGGTCCGGGCCGTCAAGGACCTCGATCGCGGCGTCGAGCGTGTAGGTCACGATCGTCGCCGCCTGGACGTTAACGAGATCGCATAGGGGCCGCACGTCCTGGGCGTTCAGCGCCGCCGCCACTGCAGCGAGCACCGGAGCCGACGGCGTGCCGTCGCCTTCATGCGACAGGACCGTCACCCGCACCTCGCCAGGGTTCGGGCTGTCCACGTAGACGTCCTTGACCATGGCGTCCGCCGACAGTGCGTGGAACGTGTAGGCTCCCACCGGCCCGGCGGTGGAAAAGCCTTCGAGCGCGAGCTGCGCCCGCGCGCGGAAGACGGCATCGCTCTCGCGCGTCTCGGGCACCGGCGGGGTCGCGAGCGGATCGCCGGGATCGACAATGAGGCGCTCCACGCCGAAGAGGGCGGCGAGATTGTCGAGATCGGCGCCCGTCGCGGTGGCCAGCATCACCGCGCGGGCGGCGTCGTTCACACGGGCCCTGATCAGGAGTTCGCGCCAGGCGCAAACCTCAAGCAGCTTGACCATCGGCTCGCTCTCGAGGGCCAGGACCGCCGCAAGTTCCGGCGCTCGGGAAACGAGATCGGCCTTCATCTCCGCGAGAATGGCTTCGTAGTCCAGCGCCTCGACGACGGCGGGGGCGGGGAGCTTTGCCAGGTCGATCGCATCGAAGCCGCTCATGCCGCGACCCCCAGTTCGGCCCTGATCCCGGCGGTGCCGTCGTCGGTCTCGTAGGTCAGCTGAAGCGTCACGCCGCCCGCGATGGCCTCCTCGACCTCGACACGCGCGAGGCGGATGCGCGGCTCCCAGCGGTCGAGAGCCTCTGCCGTTGCCTGGTAGAGCTCGATGATGGTCTCGCCGTTTATCGGCTGGTCGATCAGCAGTGGGAGGTCGGACCCGTAATCGCGTCGCATGACGCGGGTCCCCTTCGGCGTCGACAGGATATCGACGATGGATTGGGCAAGGTGCGCGTCGCCCTCGATGCGGAGCCCTGTCTGCCGCGATAGCCCGATCATTGCCTCGCCCTTCGCTTGGGTCGTGCCGCCGGTTCCGGATCGGTGGCAGAGACGACCGGGGCGATGGGTTCGTAGCGCGCCTCCGCAGCCGTCAGGCGGACGATCTCGCCCTTCCGCACACGGCGACCGGCGACCCATCCGTCGAAGTCGACACGGAACTCCTGCGATGCTGCCATCAGTTCGGCACTCCCGTGTTGCCGCCACCCGGCTGGACGCCGCCATGGGTGTGGGTCACGAGGCTGACGCCCTGGGCGATCACGTCGCCGGTGAGTTCGATCGACCCGTTCACCTTCAGTGTGCCGCCGGCAAGTTCGATCATCGGTACGGCTGCGTCGGCGGAGGGCGCGTTGCCGGCGAAGATCGAGGCGAGCACGATCCCCTGCGCGGCGTCGCCGGACGGACAGGCCACCAGTACCTGCTCGCCGACCTGCGGCATCCACCACAGGCTCATGCCGCCGGCCCGAAACTGCGCCACGTTGATTTCGGGCAGATCGAGATCGCCGACACGAACCCGGGCCTTTCCGTTCGCGCCGTTCACCGAGGTGACTATCCCGACCTGCAAGAGGTTGGCAACGCGACGATCCGCTTCTGCGGCGGCATAGCTCATGGCGTTGCCCCTATCTGCTCGTAGGCAGCGGGATCGCCGGCGCCGTCGCTGAGGCCCGCCCCGACGTATAGCGAGAGCGGCACTGCCGGAACGATCGGGAGACCTTCGAGCGACACCGGCTGCGTCCAGGTGACGGCCCAGAGCGCGGCGGCGAGCCGCTGCGACGCGCTGGTGATCAGCGGCTGTTCGCGGACGCCCGCGGCGGCGCCGACCCCGACCTGTCCCCAGGTCTTCTCGGGGATGTGCATCAGCAGCGCGGCGCAAATGTTCGCCGCGGCCTCGTCTCGGCTGAGACCGAGTTCGTCCTTCGTCACCACGAAGGCCGCCATCTCGACCTCGAAGGTCTTGAACGGGCCGGCAAGTACCGGGCCCTGCCGGGTACCTGTCCGCGAGACGAGCACGGCGGGCGCGGCGAGCCCCTGCCGCTTCAGCTCTTCGACATCGAACCGCCCGGCCATCCCCTTGCAAGAGCGCAGACCCGGCAGCACGGTCAGGATGCTCGCCGCGACGAGACCGGGGAGCGCATAGAGAAGATCCGGGCGCGGGGCGCTCATTGCAGGATGTCCTCGACCAGGCCGGTGACGAGTTCGGTGATCTCCTGCCGGTTGGCCTCGGAAAGCCCGAGGTAGGGACGCGCCGGAAGGCCTGGCTTGCCGGTGCCCGCACCGCCCATCTGGTGGATTGCGCCATAGACGAGCGGGGTGCCTACACGCACCGTCTCTCCCTCCGTGTAGTTCTGGATGCTTTCGAGCAGGCCGGGATTGCCTTCGCCGATCAGCAGCGAGTGTTTCGCCGACCGCGTCGCGGCATAGTCCGGCGACCAGGCTGCCCATGGCAGGCCATCCGGGCCGATCTTCTCGTCCGCGATCCGTCGACGGGTCTGGTCCTCTACCATCTGCCCCGCGGCGAAGGCGATCTCGTCGAGGTCGGCCGCCGCCAGGCGGCTCAGCGCCTGGCGCAGATCGGCGTCATCGAGCGTCACTTCGACGGCCACACCGGACATCAGAGATCCCTCGTCTGGTCACGGGAGAAAAGCCGCGGCGGGCCGCCGGCGACGATCGGCTTTGCGCCGGTGATCGGATTGCCATCCGGATCGAGTACCGGCGGGGCCGATGGCAGGTGAAGCGCGGCCTCGCCCCTGGCGATCCTCTTCAGATGCGCGGTCGCGTCCTCGTAGCGGCGCCGGTGCTCCTCCGAGAGCACGTCGTGCGAAAGCGCCAGGCGGTAGACCGCGATGTCGACGCATGCCTGGACGAGGATCTGCGGCACGTCCGGCAGGGGCAGGGTGTAGCGGACGAGAAGGTAGCTGTCGATCTCTGCCGAGGCCGAGGCGAGCGCCCGGTCCACCGCCGCCGCGTCGGCCACACCGTCCCCGTCCCGGTCCGCGACATAAAGCGCGTTCAGGCCGTAGAGGTCAGTGATGTCGCTCTGGGTCGCGTAGGCCATTTGCCCGTCCCGTTGAAACCTGGTGGCCGTCTCTCCGACCTGTCACGCCCCCTTGCGACGTTCGCGTCCGGCCGGTGCGGCAGGGGTGGGGGGTGTCTGCCGGCTTCGCATTCAGTCGGCCGGCTTGAGCCCGGCCCAGACCTCGGCCACGAGCTCCGGCGTCACTCCCCTGGCGTCGGGCAGGGCCTTGCGCACGGCGGGAACCTTCGGCTTGCCGTCCTTGCCGAAGTCCTCCGGCGCGAGGCTCGCCAGCACGCCCCTCACGGCGGCTTTCAGAACCTCCGGGTCAGGAACCGCGTCTTCCTCAGGCGCCGGATCGACGTGCAGGTTCAACTCGCCGCGGAGCACCTCCCAGCCGGCTGCATCGATCGCCGAGGCCGCGACGATCACACCCTCCTTCGGCCAGTGCCGGCCCAGCCGGAAAAACCCGCCCTCTGCCTTCGCCGAGACACGCAGCCGCCGGCCTTCACCAAGGTTGTCCATGCCAGTCTCCTCAAGGATGGTTCATCGAAGGGGGCGGTCAGGCCGCCCCCTCTGGGAACCATCCGTCTTACGGCAGCCACGGATTGACGATGATCTCGACATCCTTGTAGTTCGGGTTCGAGTTGCCCCCGCCGATCATCATCGCCTCGAAGAGCGCCCGCGCCGCCGCCTCGTTGTCGGAACTCACGACGATGACGTTCGGACGGATGCCGAGCGGCCGACCGCCGTCGGCGGTGAACTTGCGCATCGCGAGTTTGGCCGCCGCGTAGTTCGTTGCATCGAGCGCGGCCTTCGAGCAGTAGGCCATCTGCCAGAACGCATAGCCTGCGTTGCAGCGGTATCGGATGCCATGCAGGTACTGGTCCTTCATGAACACGCTGTCGGTCGCCCGAGCGTCGGTCAGGCTGTCGAACTCGGGCTTGGTGCGCTCCTGGAACAGGAAAGGGCGGATCGCCTTCCGTGTGTCGAGCAGATACCAGGCCGGCCCCGGGGCGCCGCCGCCGTTGTTGTAGTTTGACACGGTGGCGGCCACGCCAGTGCCGTCGTGGTTCGGGTAGACAGGATGGTCGGTGTCGAAGAAGTTCTGGCCGTCGAAGCAGAGCGCTGCGGTGCCGCCGGTCAGAAGCGAGGCGATCAGCCGGTCGGGATGCTGCGCGGCCTCCTCGCCCATCGTCCGCGCGATCGGAGCATAGTGACCGAACTGGTCGTCCTCGATGTCCGTCCGCTTGACCCCGACGGTCGCCTCGTAGAGCTTGTTGGGGATCTGGTAGCCAGCGGTCGCCATGTCCTTGATGACACGGTCGCCGATCCATTCCTGCAACGCCGGAAAGTCCTTCAGCCAGCCGTAGGTGTTGGACGCGGTCGACGACGGCACGAGCGTCGCGATGCGGGTCCAGACGGCCTCCGCCTTCATCGCATCGTAGCCGTCCCTGAAGTTCTTTCTCAGCGCCGTGTTGAGCGCCGAGAGAATGGCGGGGGTGATGAGAGCCATGCTCGATTACTCCGGTTTCGGCTTCGCCGCCGCGAAGTCCTTGGGGTCCATGTCCATCTGGCGGCAGACCGCCAACTCATCGGCGGTCAACGCGCCTGCTCCTTCGGCCGGCTTCTTCCGGTCGAGTTGCGAGTTGCCCGCGATCTCGGGGCTCGCCGCGACCATCGCGCGGAAGCGTTCCAGTCCACCCTCGGCGCGGCAGGACGCGAGGTGGTACTCCTTCGACGCTGGCGCGACCTTGCCGGCCTCGATCGCGGCGTCGACGGCGGCCGCGACCTCGGCTTCGCGCGCGGCCTTCTCCCGCACCTCGAAGTCGGCGATCCGGTTCAGCGCAAGCTGATGGTCGGCCCGCGGCACGAACTTATCCGGATCGGGATGCTGCGAGGCGTTGAGCGCCGTGGCACGCTCGCCCTTCAGCTTCTCGATCGCGATCACGGCCTGGGCGGCCGTGGCATCGGCATTGAGGCCGAGCGCCTCAAGGACTGCCTTGTCCATCTTCTCAGTCTCCTGTGACGACGCGGCGCGGTTCAGTGCGGCCATGTCGAGGTTTGGGTTGTTGGTGAGCCCGGCCGATACGATCCGGAGGATCCCGCCGGTCGCCGCGTCGAACGCAAAGGCCGGGCTCAGGTAGCGGTAGGCGCGCGAGGTGACGGCCGCTTCGCCGTCCGCCGTCCAGTCGACGCGACCCCATATGGATCCGTCGCGGACCTCCATCTCCTCGATCCAGCCAACGGCGGGCGCAGGCTCACCCTGCGGCGCCTTCAGCTGCGAGGAATGCTCGATGTCGATCATGGGCTTCTTGCGTGGATCGAACGCCGCCACGATTTCCGCCGGATCGACCATGGTCCAGCGCCGCCCGTCGCGACCGGCGACGACCGGCCCCGGCGGGATGAGCTGAACCCAGCCCGGCGCCGCGCCGGACTGGAAATTGAGGGCCAGGCCCTGAAGCTGATTGAGAACCGTCGTCACCATGGCGCCGACAATGGCGGATGGGTGCGGGCAAATCGGCCTTGAAGACTTTCAGGGGCCGGGAGGGCCTCACCGGCAGAAAACCGCGACGCACCCTGGGAGGCCCGTAGAGCGGCCTTCCCGTGTCGCAGCGTAGTAGGTAGCCCCCCAGCCCGACAAGGGCCTTTAACTACCGTTTAACGGCGCTCCCAGACGCCTTGCCGCAGCCGCCGGGCGGTCGGCTTGGAACCTGGCGCTTGATTTCGGTCTCGGCGAGGCATACCTTCTGGATGCGCCCGAGCAAAACGTTCAGCCAGTCCATGTGACTGCGGAGGGGTAATGACCTCCCGGGCGCTTCAATCCCTGATCGATCTCGTACCCGGCCGGCGAAGCACCGCTTTTGCCCTGGATGGCCGCGATCGGTGCATGGTCTTTATCCAGACCTGACGCTGTGCGCGGACGAGTTTCAGCGCGAACTGCCAGGCGGCATCGCCGCGCGAGAGGACGTGCAGCGTCGAACCTCCATCCGTCTCTTCCAGGATCAGGATCCCCGTCCGAAGCGCATCGTCCATGATCATGAGCGTGTCGGTGGTGACGCTTCTGTTGCGGAGGTTGAACTTGTCGCCGTAGGAACTTGTCATCTGAACGACAGTGGTTCCGCTCTCTATGGCCGCTGCCACGGCGCCGGGAAGGACGGCGACGGGAACGGCTCCGGGTGCCCTGCCGAGGAGAACGCGCTCCGCCCGCCAGCTGGTGGCGATGTCAAGCACGGCTGCCCGCGCCGCGGCCTCCGGCAGCGCCTCGATCTTTTCGGCGAGGACCGCCTCGATCGCCTGCAACCTCAACTTCCCGGGGTTTCTCTCCCATCCCGGGTCGATCCCGACCGGGACCTCCCTCATCTCGCCCGTCCGTTTGTTCAGGACGCGGCGCTTCGGCAGAAGCGGCGCGCGATCGATGCCGCGCCGCTCGGCCTCCGCCTTGGACACCTGCCTCACCCAGCATTTGCAGCCCCAGCCGTTCGGCGGCATCCATTCGTCCCAGAACGGATCGTCGACCGGGATGATCAGACCTTCCTTGATTGCGTGGTGCGGGCGGTGGCGTTCCGAGGGTCCGAGCCGGTATTCGAGATAGGGAAATGCGCGCGCCGCTCGCTCGATTCTTTCCCACTGGCCGGCCGCGCGCGCCGAGCGGATGTTCGCATTGTAGATCGTCCTGAGGCGGCGCGGCGTGCCGAGGCGCACTTCCTTCGCCTCGCCGGTCTCCGGATCGACCATCGCCTTCACACCCCACCATCCGTGCTTCTCGAGGCGCGGCCGCAGTGTGCGCCGGAACTCCGCGAGCGGCAGGCCATCGTCCAGCGCGCGCTGAACTTCCTCGCGGATCGTCTCGAGGACGTCGATCTGCATCGCCTTGGCGACGGTGAAGGCGACCGCATGCTCCTCCGGCTCGACGTCCTGCCAGCTGAAGCTCGGAATAAGGCCCTTGTTGCGCAGGAAGCGCGAGGCCTCCGGCGGCGGACCCGGGTCCAAACTGTAGGCCGGGCGGTCGTTCACGTCCCGTCACCCGCACCTGGCTGACCCGCATCGCCGATGGCGCGCGCCTTGAACATCCCCTTGACGAGCGCATCGATGAGCCGCGACGCGCCGAGTTGCGGCGCCGCCTCTGCAAGCCGCGCCTTCAGTTCCTGGTAGGTCGCCGCACCGGCGACGATCGCCTCGATCGGACCGAGGACATCCTCCATGACGTCGTCCCAGTCGTCGAGCATGCCGGCCTCGATCTCGTCGAGGTCGTCGGCGTTACTCGCGCGGTTCAGCGCGGTATTCGTAGCCGGCCGGGAGCCCTCCGCGGCGGGCGCGGGGCCTGTCCCGACAATCTCGTCGTCGTCATCCGGTTCGGCGAAGCCGAGCTTTCCGCGCAGTTCGCTCGCCTTGATCCGGACGCCCTGGCGGGCCATTGCAAGGCCCTTGTCGATGATCATCGCCGTGTCCTCGGGCTCGGCAATGTCGATCGATAGCGTCGGGTACCGCTCCTGGACACCGAAGTTCAAATCGACGAAGGGTTTCACCAGGTCGCGGGCGAGCGTGCCCTTGAGCGCCCGGGCGTCCGCCGCCGCGATGTCGTGACGGACTTCATTGTGCACTTCCGCCTGGCTTTTCGACGACCCGTTGTCAGCCGTCATCGTCTGCCCGAGCACCGCCTTCGAAATCTGCTCGTCGACGTAGCGCGCGAAATTCTCGAACACCTTGTCGGCGGTCGTGCCGCCGCCCGTCTCCGTGAACTCGATCTCCATGCTCTTCGGGAGTACCGCGGCCGCGTCCGTGCCGATGTTCGCCACCGCCGAGAAGAGTTTCTGCACGTCCTCTGCCGAGTGCTCGGCACCGTAGCGGCCGAGCCTCAGCGGCAGGCCGTAGGTCTCGATGAACGCGATCCAGTCCTTGAGGTCGTAGGCCTTGCACATCCAGCTGAAGGCGACGACACGGGCAAGTCCGCCTCGGAAGGTCAGGCCGGATTTCATGCGGGCCCGGTGGGTTATGAAGCAGAATGGATCGAGCGGCACCCCATCGGCAGGATCGGCCTCGTCACGCAGGCGGATCTCTGACCCGGCGATCCTATCGAAGGTGAAGAAACGCTGCGACCGCGGCAGGAACCGCTCGGGCCACCACTCCCGCGCGCTCTTCCGCCAGTCGATCTCCACCACGGCGAACCCCTTGCCAATGGCATCGAGCAGTTCCTCGACCAGATCCGGAAACCCGTCATGCTCGGCGATCTTGTCCCGCACGGCGTCCGCGATCCTCACGTCACCGGCCGCGTCGGATGCCGCGGCGACCGTCGGCCGCACTCCGGAGACCGCGCGCTTTCGGATGCCTAGCACTGAGAAGTAATGCGGATCCCGCTCCTCCATCTCCTCCGCCAGGGTGATGAACTCGTCGATGCTGCCGTCGTCGCAGGCCCGCAGGATCGATGCCAGCCTCGCCGGCGTGAGCCCCGACGCGACCGAGTGGCCCCAGACATTGCGGACGCCGGAAAGCCCGGGCTCCGCCTTGGGCTTTGTCAGGGCCTCGAGCCTGACGGGCCGCCCGTATTGATCGAGAATTGCCATCACCAGATCCCTTTATGCGCGGTGAAGCCACCCGTGATCCTCACCTCGCGGTCGAAGTTGTCGCCGCCGTGGATCGGAACGGGCTGATAGTCGAACGGCTGGTAGGACACGCTGGCGGCCGATACACCGAGGGCCATTCCCCAGAAGCGGTCGGCGTGACCGTCGGTGTCGCCGTCCGCGACCAGGCGGCGGATACCGGTGACACCCACCTGGCTCTTGATCGCATGGAGGTCCGCGCGCAGCACCGGGTCGCCGGCCGGGATACGGGCCTTGCGGTCCTGCATCGCCTCCTTGAGGTCGGTCGCAAGCTCGAGCCGCGCGGCGGAGGTGAAGAGGACGCCCTCGACGCGGGTCTCGCCGTGGCGTCGCTGCGCGTCCTCGACGGGCTTTTCACCCATTCCCGTCTGGTCCATCCGGCAGCGCACCACGCGGTAGCGGCGGAAGACGTCGTCGAGGAGCTGGTCCTGGTCCTGGAACGAGATGCGGCGGCGGGCGATCAACTCGCGCAGCCAGAGGACATCTCCCACCCGCTCGAACACGGCGATGACGAAGAGGTCCTTCCGGGCGGCGATGTCGACACCCACATAACAGGGCCCGCCCTGGTAGAGACCCGGGATGCCGGCGGCCGGATGCTCCGCCGCCGAGATGAGGTCGTAGTCGAGCCAGGCGGCGGCCTCGTCGAGCCACTTCAGCTCGAACTCCTGTGCCCAGGCGTCCTCGTCGGACATGCCCTTCCGCAGCTCCTCGATGTCGACGTCAAGGCCCTGTTTGACGGCCTCGTAGATGTCGACCACATGCCGCGACCAGTTCGTGTCCTCGGCCGTCATCAGCTCGTAGAACTTGTTGCCCTTGCCGTTCGGGGTCGAGATCACGCGGATCTTGTGGCCGCCGCGCGCGGCCACCGGGAAGGCCGAGCCCCAGATGCGCCGGCTGTCGGCGTGGAAGGCGAACTCGTCGAGCAGGAGATTGCCGCCGAAGCCCCGCGCGGCATCCGGGGAGGCAGACAGCGCCACGACGCGGCTGCCGCCCGGGAAACGGACCTCGTGCGTCTTGTAGGTGGCCTCAGGGACATCGACCTTGAAGACCTGGTCGCCCTGCCGCACCTCGCGGGCATGGGCGGGCACGTGGAACTGGCCTTCCTCGAAGACCGGCTGGCCACGCCGCGAAAGCCCGCGCAGCACCTCGTAGTAGGCGCGCGTCATCGGCTTCAGCGCGTCCTCCATCGCCTCCTTCGCGGTGTTCTCCGAGCGCGACAGGATCGTCCAGCGCACCTTGCGCCCGTCGATCTCGGCCTGCGTGCAGTCGTCGACGATCTCGCCGCTAGCGCCGAACGTCTTGCCGCCGCGCCGGGTGAACATGCCGATCTTGAAGCGCGCCTTGTCCGCGATCCATGCCCGCTGGTAGGGCAGGAACTTGATGATCGGGTTTTCGGGAGCCACCGCGCTCATACATCGACCTCGATCTTCCAGCCGGCGTGCTTCATGGATTTCCACAGGGTATCTTCAAGGTCCTTGTCGAGCGCGCGGCCGGCGCGCTCTGCCGGCACCCCTGCCCGGACGCGAACGTTGTAGATGGCGTTCGTGCGCGCCGCGGCTTCGGTCGGATAGTCGAAGCTCCGGCCCCCTTTCGGATCGACCCACCGGAATGCCATCACACGAAGCCCATGATCCGGCGCGCCTGGGCGCGGAAGTCCTCGGTGACCTCGCCGTCCTGGACGGCCTTGTCGAGTTTCTCGGCCATCTGCTTGCGCTCGGCCGCGAGAAGCTGCTCGCGGATCCCCGAGGAATGCATGATGTCCTTCATCATGCGGCCGAGGAAGTGGAGCTCCTTCGGGTCGATCTCGTCGCCTTCCTTCGTCATCTGGTGCTGCATGACCTTGAAGGCGAGCGCGGTGATCATCTGGAAGAGGATGTTGTGGCGCTTGGCCTCGTCGCCGAGCCCCTGCTCGCTCATCCACTCCTTGGCCCAGGCATCGGCGGCCTTCTGCACCTTCACGAACTCGGCGTATTCCGCGCCCCATTCCTGCAGCGCCGACTTCTGGATGCGAAGCTCGAGCCCCTCGCCCTCGAGCTTGCCGTTCAACGCCTCGGCCAGCTCGACATAACCGCCGAAACCGCGGGCACGCAGTTCCGCCTCGAGCCAGGTCCTGAGCTCGGGCGGCAGGAGATCGACCTTGCGGGGGACCGGCATCTCAGCGCCTCGGCCGCGGGCGCTGGATGTCCGGATGCGTCGCCATGCCGCGCGCGATCTCGACGCCGCGCCGGGTGGCGGTGACGACGAGGAACTCGGCCGTGCCCTCGAACTCCGCGAAGCCCTGCTCGCGCAGCCACGAGAGCTCGGTCACGACCTGGTCGGCAGTCGAGGGCAGGCCCACGCCCTGGAGCACCGATTGCAGGATCGAGGCGTTCGAGGTGTAGTCCGGCACCGCCTCCAGGTGGCGCAGGATCGCGAGGCGGCGGTGCTGACGCAGCGTCTCGGCATAGTCGTTCATCGTTTCGCTCCGTCGAGCAGGTGATCCTCGTGGCGGCTGACGATGGTCTCGAGGCGCCGCATGACCTCGTTGTTGCCCTTCATCGTCGCCCGCATCTCCTTGAGGTCGCCCCGCATCTCGGAGAGCGCGATGTGCAGCTCGTGCATGTCCTTGCGGCCGGGGCTGTCGGCGATAGCCTGCTCGATCGAACTCAGACGGAGCCCGTGGTGGTCGAGCATGGTCTTGTGTGCGTCGAGCGCCTTGGCGTTGGCGCGGCTGCCAGAGGCCATCAGGTTCCAGACCGTCAGGCCGAAGGTCAGGAGCTGCGAGAGCGCGATCACCCAGACGACGAAGGGCGAGATGTTCAGGACGTCGGCTTCCATCAGGTGCGGCCCGTCCACTTCGCCATGAGGTCCTTGGCGGTGTGGCCGCCCATGTAGAGCGACATGTAGAGCGCGCTGATCTGCATCAGCACCGAGAGGTCGGTGGGCGGCAGGGCAATCTTCCAGACGGCATTCGCGACGTGGAGGAGGACAAGGTTCCAGAGCCAGAAGAACCCCAGCCCGTACATGCCCAAGGGCCGCCAGGCGCGGACCCAGAGCGGCTCCTCCCTCTCGGCCGCGAAGGTCTCCTGCCGGGCCGCGATCTCGGCGGCATAGAGCGGCGCCAGCTCGGCCACGTCGCCCTCGACGGCGACCATCGCCGTCATCACCCGGTCGGGTTCGTCGGCGGCAAGCTGTTCGACCGCCTCGGGGGCGACACCCGCGCGCTTCGCGATCATGCCGACCACGTCGCTGGCGAGTTCGGCGTTCTCGCGGCCGATCTTGCGGGCGAGGATGTCGCGGATGATCGGGGCGCCGATCTGGGCGGCCAGGGAAATCAGTGCGGGGGCCATGTCAGCCGTCCTTTCCGGAATGTGTCACGGGGGCAGCGGCCCATCCTTCGCCCGCGCCGGCAATACAGGTCATGCCATCGGGCGTGAGGCGCAGGATGGTGAAGCTGCCGCCGTCCGGCGCGGCGGTGACGATCCAGGCGCCGTCCTCGAAGGCGCCCGTGAACACCGGGGTTTCGTGCCACCGCTCGGCCAGATGTGCGAGCGCGTCGTCGAGCGGCACGCAGACAAGGGCGTTGGCCGGCTGGGCAAGCGCGAATGTCAGAAGGAAGAAGATCCACCGCATGTCAGCCCTCCGCGCGGTTGGGTTTGGTGGCGGCCTTCACGGCCCACATCGCCGCCTCCTCGGCGGCGGTCCGGGCGAGTGCCTTCAGCCGGCCGCGCTCGCGGCAGGCCTCGTCATCGATCGCGAGCCGGGCCGAGGAATGCGTCTGTATGCCCTCGACGAGGTCGATGAACCGCGCCGCCGCGGCCTTGATCGCGGTGACCTGGTCGTCGCCCGAGGGGTTGAACGTCACGCCGACGCGGTATTCGCCCTTGGTCATCTAGCGGCTCCTCAGCCAGGTTGCGGTTCGGGGTGCGAGGCGCTGGAGCTTGGCGGCGACCACGTCGCGGTAGGTCCAGGCAAGCCAGAGAAGGACGAGGGCGGTCACGACCCCGACGCCCACCAGGATCACGGTGTCAGGCAGGGTATCGCCGATCCCCGGCGCCTGTGTCGCCGCGGCACCGCCACCGCCGGCCGCGACGGTCTGGGCGGACGTCCGGCGCGCGTCGAGACGGCGCTGCAGCGTCGTGAGCGTGGCGCGGCCGAGGATGCCGTCGACGGCAAGGTCGTGGTCGCGCTGGAAACGCCAGACAGCGTCGAACGCGACGAAGCGCGGATCGGCCCCGGGGTCGTAGCCAAGCTTGCCGAAGCCCTCGCGGGCCGCCGCCAGCTCTGCCGGCGACAGCCGGAGCGCGACCCGCGCCGCGTTCCTCTGCCGCGGCGGCGTTGCCTCTGTCGCGTCGTAGGCTCCGTCGCTGATCAGGCGCGCCTCTTCCTCGCGGCGGCGTTGCAGGCCCGGCAGCACCTTGCCGCCGCCCTTCACCCACCTGGCGAGGCCCTTGCGCACAGCTTCCTTGTCCCGGCGGCGCCAGGCATCCACCCAGCTCGCGCGCCCGATCGCGCCGGTGTTGAAGTGAAAGCTCACCCCGCCGTCGAACTCGTGCTGCACCGAGCCCGGCATGACCGCACGCACCGCGGGGGCATAGTTGCGGGTGATCGCCAGCGCCAGGAGGCGTCTCGCCTCCTCCTTCGTGATTGTCAGCCCGTGCTTCGGCGTCACCACGCCCGAGGCCGCGGTGAGGCCCGCGCCGATCGTCCAGACGCCCGCCACGTCGCGGTACGCCTTCAGGACCACGCCCTCGTGGCGCTCGATGAACTTCACGCCTTCAGGGCTTACCCCCATGACCATCTATTGAACCCCGGGTTGAATACCCTCGGACAATCGCCCTCACGGGGGATTAAATCGGCCTTGAAAGGTTTCAGGGGGGAAGGATGGCGGCGCGCCGGAGGGCACTCTGACAGACGGATGGAGAGGCTGTCAAAGGCTTCTGCGCGCACTCTCGCGCGCCAGGACGATGGCGTGGTCGTAGCCTATCTGCCACCAACGACGCCACTCATCCGCAGCCTCGCCGAGGAAATCCGGACCACCCGCCGCCTCTGCTTCCGGCGTCGTCAGGGCCAGCCCGACATCGGGAGCCGAACGCGCGGCATTCATTCCCGCCACGACCGCATCCCAGTCGATCCGCGCGCGGGCCATCCCTTCAGTCCCTGTCAAAAGGCAGTTTCATCTGCGCCGCGCCTGCCTCCGCCTCGATCTCGGCGCGATAGTTCGACACCGATCGGCTGTGCATGTCGCAGGCGAGCGCCACCTCGCGGATCGAGGCGCCGGCCTTCAGCATCCGGATCGCCTCGGCGCGCCGCGCGCGCGATCCGCGCATGGTGCCGCAGGGCAGCATGATCTTGCCGGGCCCGATGGCGGCGACGAGCTTCTCGGCCGCGTGCAGCCCGACGATCTCGGCAAGCATGGAGCCTTTCGCACGCACCGGCACGGTGATCTCGGTCCCGCCGCGCCGCTTCAGGAGGCGCACGGTCAGGTCGAGGCCTATAGCCTCCTCGATCTCGCCCGCGATGCCCGGCAGCTGCGTCATTCCGGACGTTCCCGCCGCTGGCGGCCGCAGCGCCGGTCGGGCTGCGAGGCGTCCATGACCGTCGTGACCGTCCCGTCCTGCAGCTTGTAGACGAAGCCGTCGAGTACGACGCCGCAGGCGCCGAGTTCCGCGCCGCGGTCGACGCGCCGGCCGATCTCGCGGCGGAGCGTCTCCACGTCGATCCCGAGCACCCGCTCGATGTAGCGGACAAGGGCATGGTCCGAAACGATGACGATGGGCTTCTTCACCTGTCCACCTCGATCCCCGCGCGCCGGCACATCGCCTTCAGCGCATCCACCACGTCGGAGATCTCCGACCACTCCTGCATCCGGTCGATGTCGATGGGGACCGAGCCCCATTTCTTCTCGAACCGCGCCCGGATGAAGGCATTGAGACCGCGGGCGCCGCCCGACCGCACCGCGCCCTTCTCGTGCAGGAGCCGCCACATCACGTGGCAAAACCGCACGTCAGCCCGCTCGGCCGCAGGGCGCCCCTTTGCTTGGCGACGACCGTCGAAGGGGCGGAAGCCCCGCGCCTTCAACGCCTCGATGACCTTCCTGAGGTCGCCGTCGGTCATGTCGGCCATGCTGGCCTTGCCGGTCACGACAAGCTGGAGGTCGCGGCGCGTCTCGGCGTCGAGCCCGAGCTCGCGGCAGCCGACGTGGACGAGTTTCTGGAGCGTGCGGTCAGTCATCGCCGGCCCTCACCCAGGTCGTCACCGGCTGTCCGCGCAGGCCGGCGACCTTGCCGGCGCGCCGCGCGAGGCCCTGGTCCTCCAGCCGGCGCAGGCTGCAGATGACGTTGCCCTTGCTCTTGCCAAGTCGCACTGCGATGGCCTCGGCCGTCACCGGATGCTGGTCAAGTTCGTCGCGCACCTTGGCTTTGAGGCTGCCCCAGTTGCGGGTTTCCTCGGCGATCTCGCCTTCGAGGAGCCGCCTGGCGGTTTCGGCGGCGCTGCGGTGCAGCGCCCTGGCATAGGCGGCCTCGTCGATTGCGGAGTGCACGCTCACGGACATCACGCGCGCCCCGCGGTCTTGCCGAGTGTCGCGTCGATCGCGTCCTGGTTGCCCAGCGCGATGTTGGCCCGCACCAGTTCGATCGCGTCGGCGGGGGTCATCTTCCGCTGGTCCTGCAATGCGATCAGCTGCCCCACCAAATAGCTGCTGACGGCGAGCATGTCCTCGGCGGTCATCTCGGCGCCGTGCTTTGCCAGGAGGGCGGCGAAGCCGAGCCGGAACGCCTCGTAATGGCGGGGCGGCTTGATCCGTTTCATGGGGGTGCTCATCTGGTTCCTCGGCTGCTCGTCAGGACCGGGCCACCACGCCCGGCCGACCGGCCGACGGTTTCCCGGCGGCGGTTTCGCATCAGGACTTCGATGCCTTGAAGGCGAGGTGGCGCGATGCCGGGATGCGGATCGCCTCGCCGGTGGCCGGGTTGCGGCCGTCCCGTTCGGCGCGGTCGCGCATCTCGAAGCGGCCGAAGCCCTTCAGGGTGACGGCGTCACCGGCGGTGGTAATCGCGGCGATCTCGGCCACTAGTGTGTCGATCACCTCGCCGACCGTGGTCCGGTTGATACCGGACCGCGCGGAGACCTGTACGATCAGGTCGGACTTGCTCGCTGTCTTCATGTTTCCCTCCGTGGGGGTTGGCGCCCGCGACCATCGCGGGCTTGAACTCAGTCTTCAGCAACACGGGAATGGCACGCGGGCTCGTACTCGAGCGTGCAGTCGATCTCCGTCTGGCATTCCGGGCAGGTGTGGCGGCCGCAGCCAACGTTCCCGAGGTCGTGGTAGCAGGCCGGGCACGTCCAGTAGTCGTTCCGGCCCGGGTTGCTGCAGTGATCGGCGAAGGGCTTATGGTTCATCGTCGATCACCGCCCAGAGCAACAGGATCAGCCAGACCGGCCAGAGCGCCCCGACCAGAGCGCCGATGTATGCGTAGACCGTAAGGATCATGTCTCCCATCGCTTCCCCCTCACGCCTTCGCCAGATCGATGGTGATGGCCTCCCACGGCGCGTCGGCCGCCGCCCGGCGGTAGAAGCGGACGTAGCTCTTCGAGCCGACCACCCGCATCGCGTCGCGGATCGCCTGCATCGCCCGCTTCCAGCGGCCGTCGGCGATCTCCAGCCGCAGGAGCGAGTAGAGCGCCGCGCGGTTGATCTGGCCTTCCTTGTCGGTGTTGAAGGCCCGCGTCACGACCGCCTTCAGCTCGTCGCCAGCGCTCGCCGTCCAGTCGTTCAGACATTCGTCGACGAGGCTCTTGGCGATCTGCAGCTCGGGGCCGAACTGGATGTTGTCGGCGACCTGGACGGTGATCTTCAGCAGGCCGTCGTAGGACATCAGCGTCTTGTTGCCCTTCTTGCCGCCGACGGTGGCGCCGTACTGCTCGGCGAGGAGCGCCTCGAAGGCGCCGAGGTTCTCCTGGAAGTGGGAAAGGAAGCGCGAGAGCTGCTCGGAGAGCGCCACGGCATGACCCATCTCGGAGCGGACAAGCTCGTCCTCCATGACGTTCTGCGGCTTGACGGTGCCGATCGGAAGCTTGGCCCCGTCGGGGCCGAGGATGTGTTCGACGCCGTCGATCATGACACGGCCGGTCGGGATCGGCGCCGGCGGATAGGGGGTCTGTTCGGGTATCATGCCCGTTCTCCTTCGGTATGGGGGATGAGGTTCGGAGGCGCGTAGGCACCCGGGTGGATCGGCGTGACGCCGAGGACGGCAAGGAGGATGGCCATGGCCTCCACCTCGTCGAGGCTTACGAGCGACGCGCCGCGCAGGCCGTCGCGATCGACCTTGCCGACGCCGCGGGATGCTCGTTCGGTCAGTTCGGGGATGGTGAGGCGGTTCATTGCAGCACCGGCGGCATGTTCGCCTCGGCCGCGTCCGCCGCGATGCTGCGGATCACGCCGAGCATATCCTCGACAGCCATGGAATTCGTGACGGAGCGGATGCCGATCACATTGGCCGCCGCGACGATCAGCGCCTCCATGTACTCGCCGTCGGCGAGCGAGAGGTTCACCAGCGCCGCGACGGTCGCCGCGCGCTTCTCGGCCCGTGCCCCTTCCGACAGGTCATCAGCCCTTCGGGTGCTGCGTCTCATCGGCGACCTCCCTGGCGTTGCGTGGGCATTGCGCGCAGGCGCGGTACATCCGCACCCGGAGCGAGTTGACGTTGACGAACCGGCGCGCCTTCTCTCGCCAGTGACGGCACTGGTGCGCCGGGATCGTCCCGAGCGCGGGACATTCGACCCGGGCACTCCTGAAGACCCCGTTGAAGAGTTCTTCAACGGCGCCGATATCGCCCGGGTAGCGGTTGGCGAGCACGAGGCTCACCAGCGAGGCCGACCGGCCGATCTGCGCGGCCACCCGGCTCTGGCTCGACATGCCGCACTCGACGGCGAGCGCCTCGACCCATTCCGGTATATCCGGGCCCCAGGCGGCGCGGGCCTTCTCGACAGGGGCGCTCATGCCAGCCCCCCCGAGATGTAGGTGTATTCCCGAAGGTTCTCGTCCCACACCGCCCGGACGCGGCGCTCGCGCGGGGCGCGCGGACCGGTGTCGCGCACGAGCCGGTAGATCGCCTCGCGCCGGCCCGGAAGCGCCTTGGTGATGACGCGCAGGTGCCCCGAGCGGACGAGCATCTGGCAGTACTCCTGGGCGGTCGCGAGCGAGACCGCGGCTTCCGGAGTGTGGGAATGGGCCATCACGTCGGTCGGCGTGAAGGACTTCAGGCTCCGCATTGTCCGCCACATGTTCGCGACGGAACTGCCCTGCCGGATCACCGTGCCGTCCGGACGGGTGCGCGCCGGCAGCTCGGTCCGGCCCGGCGCCACGCGGAACTCGTAGCGCCCGGCCCGACCGGCGCCGAGGAGCTCCACGGCGCCGGTGCGCTGCCAGCCGCGGACGATGTCGGTCGCCCGCTCGATGCCGATCCTCATCTCGGCCGCGAGCGCGTAGTAGGTGAAGGTCCTCATGCGCAGCGCGGCCGCCCAGGAGGCTTCCTCGATCGCCCGGCGGCGTTCGGCGACCGTCGTCATGCCACCCTCCTGCGCGCCGTCGTGGTGCCGATGGCGAGATTGCGCCGGGCCTCCGGTGCCTCGCCGGTGAAGAGCTCCATCTTCGCCTTGGCCCAGTCCTCCCGCGAGAGCGCGGCGTGGCCGCGCACGATTGCGAACTCGCGGAGCCGCGCGAGGTTCACGCATATCCGCCGGATCGACCGCGCGGACCGCTCGAGGACGAGCTGCATCAGGTCATCGCTGAGGCTCACGTCGCGGCAGTAGATCGCCGTGAGGTGCCGCACGTCGGAGAGGGTTCCCTCCTGTGCGGGCACCCAGTCGAGCATCCGTCCGTGGACCCGCTCCCAGGCCTGCAGCTTCTGCGGCAGGAGTTCCTCGCCGACGAGGATCACCGGCGAGCCGGAGCTTTCGTGGAACTCGCGGGCGAGTTCGATCATCCCGCCCTCGACCAGGAAATCCGCCTCGTCGATCAGGAGCGGCCGGCCCGAGCGGGCGAGTTCCTCGGAGACCCGCGCCGCAAGATCCGCGAGCGTGCCGCGCGGCTTGACGCCGAGCTCGATCAGGATGGCCGAGCAGAGGTATTTCGGGCGCCAGGAGCTCTTCACCTGGACGAGGCAGGCGTCGAACTTGTTGGCGGCGTAGATGCAGCCGTAGCTCTTGCCGAAGCCCGAGGGCCCGTAGAAGGTCGCCATCCCCGGCAACCCGTGGTCGCGCTTTTCCACCCGCTCGATCAGGGTCACCAGCGCCGCGACATTGGCGAGCGGTGCCACGCTGTTGTAAAGGTTTCTGTCTTCTGTCATCCTCGTCTCCGATCACTGCCCAATTCCGCCGCGGGGCCTTGCCCGCCCCCGGCGGTTCACTCACCCGAAAATCGCGTCGCCGAAGTCCTCGTGGAGCATCTGCATCGATGCGTATTCCGGGGTCTCGGCGTAGGCGATCAGCCAGCGCTGGTCCTCCGCCGCAACCGTCTCGCCGGCCTCGAGCCGGGCTTTCATCTGCAGCGCGCGGCGGAACCGCTCGCTCCGCTCGCGATCCGCGTCCAGCGCCTTCGCCTGGGACCGGTGGGCGGCGAGATCGGCGATGATCTCTGCCTGCGCCCGCTCGACCTCGGGCGAGAGCGCCGGCGCGGTCGCGGGCGCCGCCTTGCCGAAGACCGGCCGCACGACCTTCGCCTCGACGGGCTCTGCCTTCGGCAGCGCGGCGTCGGAGAGCAGCGCCTTGACGTCCGCCGCCCGCATCTTGCGGTGGGCCTCGAGCGCGGCCTTCTCGGCGCTCATCCAGGCACGGCGCGCCTTCGAATGCGCGCGGGCCTCCTCGATGTCGAAGAACCCGGATTTCTCGCGGCAGGGCGCGTGGCCGAGGTAGGCGTTGTCGGGGCCGTAGACGTGGAGCCCGCCGAAAAGATCGGCCGGGTCGAACCGCGCGATCACGCGCTGGCCGGCGATCGACGCCATCCAGGGCGCCCAATACTTGTTCCCGAGGAACTTCACGATGCCGGAGCCAGTCGCGGCGCGGAGCCCCTCGGCCCCCATGAGCCAGAGCCGCCGCTGCGCCTCGGTGGCCTTGCGGATCGGAGCGTTCGCATAGGAGACGTCGAAGACCTCGGCGAAGCTTCGGCCGTTGGCGACCTCCGACCAGCGGCCGGGGCGCGTGTTGTGCTCCTCGATGCCCTCGGCCACGACCTGGATGAACTCCTCCAGATCGATCGCCCGGCTGCCGTAATCCTCGGGCTTCGCCTCGGGCCGGTTGCCGGTATATGCCCCGTCGAAGCGCGGATCCTTGGCGATGGTGTCGCACATGTCGCGGAAGGCGCGCTCGATCGGCTTCGACTGGCCGGAGTAAGGCGTGGCCCAGTGGACCTGGCAGCCCAGCGCGACGAAGAGGCCGGGCAGGTCGTCCTCGCGCACCTTGAAGCGGTAGCGAGTGGGCGTGCCGCCGGTCAGCGCCTTGGCCGCGAACTCGCGGCCGTTGTCGAAGACCACGCGCTCCGGAATGCCCCAGGCCTCGATCATGTCGCCCGCGGCCAGGCGCACGGCGTTGGAGTTCGGCGTCTGGTCGATCCGCCAGCTGAGGATCCGGCCCGAGTGGATGTCCTGGAAGGCGACCATCTGCGGCCGCGTGACGATGCCCTTCTCCTCGCCGCGCTCGGCCGGCCAGCGCACGAAGACGTCGAACTTGTGGAAGTCGGCGTTGACCGCCTGCAGCGCATGAAGGTCGGTCTTGTCGCGGGTCTGAGAGGGATAGAGGCGCTTCAGGGCGTCGATGCCCTTGCGGGCGAGGATCTGGGTGGGTTTCGAGACCTCGGACTGCAGCCTCCGGCGCGCGGTGCGCTCGTCGACAGTCTGCCAGCCGTTCTTCGCCGCCACCCGGATGGCGCGGCGGTAGCAACTGGTGAAGCTCGGGGCCGCCGGGCGCAGGTAGTCGGCCTTCAGGACATCGAAGAACTCGGGATCCATCGCCCGTTTCGTCGGCTTCCGCGCTGCGATGCGATGGCGCGGCGCGAGATAGGGAAGCCAGTCGTCGCGGCGGACACCCTCGATCATGGCGAACCAGTTCCAGATCGAGCGGGGGGCGATCCCGTCCATGCGTGCGATGCTTTGCGCGGCCCCGTACTTGGTCACGGCGGGCGCCAGCGCCTCGACCTTCAGGAGGATGTGGAGGCGCCCGCGGGCGATCTCTCGCGTCTTCTCCGGAAGGCCCTCGAACCACTCCCAGGCGGTATTGCGATCCATGTCATCGGTCTGCGGCTGGTCGGGTGTCGGCGCGGCCTTGCGCGCCAGCAGCGCCCGCTGCGCGCGGGACGGAAAGAGCCGCCAGTGGTACTCCCAGCCGCCGCCGCGCCCCTCGCGACGCCGCGCGAGTTTCGGCTGGCCGCGCCAGTTCTGGCGCTTTGCGACGGCTTCGACGCCTTGCCGTGTCTCTGGCAGATCGACAAGCGCGGCTGCCGCGATCTCGCCAGCCGTCCACCATTCCTGGTCGGGTGCGAGCCGTGTCATTCCTCGGCCTCCCGCGAGTTGCCGAGCCGAACGCCCCTGTTCTGCGCGTCCCAGATCTCTCTCGCGCGTTCGAACAGGAACCGCTTCTTCGCGGCCATCGGCGCCCGGTCCCAGGCGCCGGACAGCGCCTTGAAGGCCTCTTCAACGGGGTCTTTCCCCTTGGGTTCAACGGCGCCGTTTTCCTTGGCGATTTGCCGCCGCGCCTCGGCCACCTTCTTCGCCGCGCCGAGTGCGAGCTTGCGGATGACAGCTGAGCGTTCCTCGGGGTTACCGATCCGGCCGATCTGCTCGATGGCGTCAAATGGCACCGGCTTCTGGGCCCGTTCGAGCGACGCCACCTCGCCAGAGGTCAGCCGCTCGACCGCGGCGGTCACCTTCCGTATCTGGCGCGGGGTCACACCGCGAGAGCTGGCAACCAGTTCTGCAAAGGAACTATTATTCCCTTGCAGACCGTGTTTAGCCATCGCGCCGGCTGCGCCGCGCTTGGTCTCGGGATGGAGCTGCTCATAGTGCCGCTTCCAGGCAGACAGGAACACCGCGTCCTGCAAGGGCGTCATACCCGCCGTCAGGTTGGCGGTGATCTCCATCCCGCGCGCCTCGGTGGCCGAGCAGTCGTAGGTCCTGACCGGGATACTCGCCTCGCCCAGCCGCTTCATTGCCTCGAGCCGGTGCGCCCCGTCGATCAGAATGTTGGCGCCACCCGTGCGGCGCACGCTGATCGGCACGGTGAAGCCATACATGCCGATCACCTCGACTAGCGCCTGCACCTTCACCTCTGTGACCAGCCGCAGGCGGTCGTGCGGCACCTTGATGTCGGCCACCGGCAATTCGTCGATCGTGGGCATCAGCCTACTCATCGCTGGCCTCCGGCTGCTGGCGGCCCAGGAACGCGAC